CGGCTAGGTCCCCGTTGATGGCACGCTGCTTCCAAGCCTCGATGTCTGCTTCGGTCCATGCGACTCGACCGCCGCCAAGCGATCGGTTCTTGGGGAAGGTGCCCTGGTTCATGCGGCGATAGATGGTGGCCACGCCAAGCGAGGTCTGTTCCACCACGTCCTTCAGCTTGAGGAGACGGCCGGGCGATTTGAATTCAGCGTTGGCGCTCACAGGAGGGCTCCTTGGTCTGCTGATTGGCTCTCTTGGGTTCTGGCACGGCGGTGGCAGGCGAAGCACATCCACGGCCCTCGTGCGCCGGTGTGGCTAATGGTGGGGTGCTTCGCGCCGCAGGCGCAACGGTCGGGTTTCCAGCTCAGGACCATGCCGCAACTCCACTCTGCGCTTCGACTTCGGCGAGGGTGCGGTGGGAGGCGAAGGGGAAGGGTTCGGCGCTAGGCTTGAGGCCGTTGGTCCGCTCGGCAAACTGGGCGAGATATTGATGCCCTGCAGGCGTTACATCTAGTTTCAAGCGAAGCGCAGGGCGGGCGATCGGGGAGAGGAACGCGGCGCGCATCAGTCGATCCCCAGCGCGTTCTTGTAGGTTTCGAGGACCGCTTCCATGTCGCGGCGATCGTCGGGACGCATTTTGCGCAGGCGGACAATCTGACGCATGATTTTGGCGTCGTAGCCCGAGGCCTTCGCCTCGCCGTAGACATCCTTGATGTCGTCCCCGATGCCCTTCTTTTCCTCCTCAAGGCGCTCGATCCGTTCGACCAGGAGGCGCAGCCGATCATCGGGGGAGCGATGCTGTTCCGGGAGGTCGATGGGTATGGTGATCTGCGCATCGCCGTCGGAGTTGGCCTGGATGCGCGCACCCTTGCGATACAGATCCTCGGCCAGCTTCTGCAGCTTGCCATCTGCCTGCTGAAGCACCGTGCGGCGCCCAACGTGATCGGGAGCAGAAACCACGCCTTCGGCTTCCATCAGTTCGACGTGGCGCGCGGCGACGTTGTACCCCACGCCCATCTGGCGCTGAAGCCAGCTGATCGAGGCTTTCTGATGATGCAGCACAAGAGCCTTGGCATCGTCGTAATCTGCAAGCGCATTGTTGGGCGCGGTGGCAGGTGGGGCAGCGGCAGTCTGTACAGACATGATGAGTCCTTCCGTGAGGCGGGGTCTCAAGGGACCGGTTTAGTCGAGCCACCAGCGGCGCGGGGCCTCTGGTGTTGTGAGGGCCGGTTCCACAACAGGAGCCGGAATGGATTGACGGCGAAGTGGCCGGTTCATCGCGGCGCGCAGGCGCTCGCCTGACTCCCGCCACTGGCGATCTGCATCTTCGCGGCGGCGGGCTTCGCGCGCTTGGGCGGGCAGGCAGCCCATCTGCATTGCCAGGTCGAAGCTCTCGCGCGCGGCGCGATAACGTTGGGCTAGAGGCACGGCTTTACGCGGCATCGCGGCTCTCCTGATCGAATGGGATGGCGGGATCAGCTTCGATGCAGTCCCGGGCGCGCAACGCTGCGCAGATCGCGCGGGTCAGTTCGGCCCCGGTCAGGTGCCATCGCAGAGCGCGACGCATGAAATCCATGGTGGCCCGGGAATTGGCTGCCACGCGGTGGCGGGCGCAGATCGTAACGAGTTCCGCCTGCCACAACATGTTCAGTGCGCCGGACGGGAGCGCCTCGGCAAGAACGGACTGGGGCGCCCGCCAAAGATAATCGTTGTATCCCCCGGCAGTGATGGCCCGGTTGCTCAAGGGATAGACCCACGGCATTACTTTGGTGCCGAGCCGATCGACAACATCGGGCAACGCTGCGCGGTAGAACTTGCCGTCCCGCTCGGTATGCGCGGCCCACTGGTTGGTCGGCGTTTCCACCAAGAACTTCTCGTGCAGCGCCACGATAACGTGATGCGCGACGCCGGTCATAGCCTTGACCTGGTCTGGCAGGCGATCAAGCTTGTCTTTCTTCGACTTGATCTCAACCGCCACGATCTCGGCCTTGTCGACCGCCAGCACATCGATGCGGTTGCCAAAGGTGGCAGCGTTGACCTCGTGCATGATGCGCGCCGCTGGCATCATCTGTCGCAGACGGGCCACGACGGCTTCGCGCACTTCGCCTTCATCGGGAGAGCGATAGGCCGGCATCAGTACACCCACGCAGCGACAGTCAGCGCGACGATACTGGGCACGGCGATCCAGCTTACGATGCATACGCGGGCCAGGAAAACAGCGGCCGCCGCTTCGCGTTGCTGCTGATCTAGGGCCCCATCGGACCGCTCGTCGGCCAGCGGGAGGTAATAGTCGCGGAAGTGGTTCTTGCTCATTGGAACATCCACGGAAGAAGGGTCGGGCCGCAGCGTCCCAGCATCCAGACAAGACCGACGATTGCCGCGGCAATGCCGAAGCTTCCGGCCGTCTCGGCCAACTCTGCGCGCTGGACGCGGGCGAGCAGGGCTTCGCTTCTCAGTTGCCTGAGCTCGGCCTTGTCGATCGACACGTGAGCGCTGGTCGGGACTGCGGTGAGAACCGCGGAGCTAGAGCGCATCACGCTGCGCTCGCGCTGACATCGGCGAGGAGTGCGTTGACGCGGGAAACCCACGCAATGCGCGGCTCCGAGCCCGGAGGCATCAAGCGCTGTCCTTCCCGGAGCAGTGCGATCACTTCACCGCGCAGGCGCAGACGGTCCGAGCGTGCATTCGACTTGCGGATCACGCGGGACGAAATGCCGGCCCGTGCGCAATCGAGGCAAAACACTGCGCCGGCTGTTTGCGTCCAGCCGACCGGCAGGCGTCCGTCGGCAGCGTGATGAACGGTGCCGCACTGGCATTGGAACGAAGGCACGGTCGGGAGCGGGGCAGCTTTGAAGCGAGGCCGGGTTTGCGCAGACGGCATGGAATTTCTCCGGAAACAGGCAAGGTGCCGAGGCAATTCTGGAGCGCTTCCGGAATCGCGTCCGGCAAAGCGCATCGGGGGAATTTGGATGGGAAGTGCGGTCAGCCGCAGCCGGTGTCGGGCGCCAGCAGATCGGGTTGCAGGGCACTGAACAGTTCAGGCTGGGCCGGATCCTGGTCTCGCATCATCTCAAGCACGTCCTGCCGGTTGGGCACGCGCAGCTTCAGCTCGATCTTGGGGTCGGGGATGGCGCTGGGGCGCAGGCCGTGCTCGTATATCTCGCTCGACTTCCAGGCATGGCCGCAGAACAGGTTGGTGCACTCGTAGTAGAGTTCGCGGTTGGTGATCGCGATCTCGCGGCTAGAGCGGCAATTGGCCGCGCTTTGGCAGTGCGGGCAGCGCGCGCGGGCGCGGCCCTTGTGGAAGAATGGAGCCTCGCTGATCGCAGCAGCCTGCTGTTCGGTGATTGCGGTTGCGATGACTGTGCCCTCGGACATGACGATCAGCCTTCCCGCTCTTGGGCATCGAGGGCGGCGATGCCCTTAGTCAGCGATGCGATGGCTTCCTCGCCTTCCTCTCGGGCCCGGCGGCGCTTGGCTGGATCGTTTGATGCCGCTGCGTCGATGATGGCGGAGACGGCCTCACCGGTCTCCTTTGCTGCTTCGGCGGCAACCTTCATCAAGTCCGCCTTGGCAACAGACTGCTCGGCGAGCTCCAGGCGCAAGGTCAGGAGTTGCTGAAATGGAGCATGATCGCCGCCTGCATCGATGAAGGCGCGATCGAGCCGTTCGGCGTCGATCATGCGGATGCCAGCCTGCGTGTCGGGCTCTGACCAGTTGCTGATCGCGCGACGACCGACGCCACAGATCCCGGCGCAGGTATCCCATCCGATGCGCAAGGCAACGGTGGCAAGTGTCCGCTCATACGTGAGGGGCTCGCGGCGCTTGGTCATGCGGCGGCTCCGATGGTGCGTTGCCGAAAGTCCATGTTTTGGCAAGAGACGTTTGGTGTTGCAGCGGTGTAAACTACCGGGATGACCGATTCTGAAACGCCAGTAACAAACGAAAACATTGGCCGCGCGCTGACCGAATTCGCAATGCGATTTACAACTGCGATGATGGAATCCCGGTTGATGGGTCCCACCGAAGCCAACGAAATGTTGGAAGGCATTGCGCGGGCACTAACGACCGGGAAGCTCACACCGGGCGTGACCGAGCGATACCAGGCCGAAAGGGACAAGCTGCGTAGCATCATCGGGTCACACCCTCAGCCTGATTAGCGTCCAGCAACCCAAGCTCGCGCAGTCGGGCATCAACGCGGGCGTCGACTGCCGCATCGAACTCAGCCTGTTTGCGGGCAGCTGCCTGCCTGTGATATTCCGGTTCTTCCACTTCAGCGCGGCGCAGGTTCTCTTGAAGTCGTTCAAAGGCGTCGGGCTGGCCACATTCGCGCATCCACTGCAGGTGAGCGGCCCACTCGGTCATGAGCCCGCTCATACGATCGCTCCCATGTCATTGTTGAGGTGCAAAACGGCGCCGTTTTGGAAAGAGACGTGGGTCTGGCCACGGTCTAGGCCATGAAATGCGGGCGGAGCGTGGGGCACTTCGACGGGGTAGATATCGGGGCGAAGGACATGACGAGAAACACCGGTGGCCTGTTCGGCGCGGAGGACGAACTCGGCGGGCATCCGCTTGGAACTCTGGACCCATTTCCAGACAGCGGTGTTCGAGCAGCCGACCAAACGCGCGAGCGCAGACTGTGATCCGGCACGGTCTACCGCGAGGGTCAGGGCTTCAAATGGAGTCAAATCTTCAACCATGGATGAAGGTGCTCCAACCTCGGTTGCGGATGTCAACAACCAGATTTGGCTTTGTCTCTGCAACCATAGTTGCAAGGGTGCGGCTATGATTCTGGGAGACCGCATCAAGAACCTGATTGACCAGCGTGGTCTCTCCCAATCTGCGCTTGCCCGCGCGATTGGTGTGTCACCGCAAGCTATCAACAAGCTGGTGAGTGGCGGCGCGAGGAATAGCGTCCACCTTTACAAGATCGCACAATTTCTTGGCTGCACACCTGAGTACCTTAGTGGCGACAGCGACGAGGTAGGGGCCGGGAGAGGTAAGACTGACGGCGCCATTGCTGTTGCTCGGCCGACGTTTGAGGACATGGCTACCGAACGGGGACTGGTCCCGATCCGCCACTTGGATCTCGCGTTCGGTATGGGGGCAACTTACCTCGACAATCCTGTTGAAGAGGAAATGCGCTTCTTTCCCGAAGCATTCATCCGCGCCTTCACCAAGGCACCGCCTTCGATGATCTATTTCGCCGAAGGTGCCGGCGATTCAATGATGCCGACTATCCATTCAAACGACGTGGTTATCATCGACACCTCGGCAAATCGCATCACCATGGGCGACCAGATATGGGCATGCACCTATGCTGGCCTCGGCATGATCAAGCGGCTTCGACCGATGCCTGACGGCGGCGTGAAGATCCTGTCTGACAATCCAAGCGTGCCAGACGATGTTGCCTACGATGGCGAGTTGAACCTTGTCGGCCGCGTGGTTGGCGTGGCGCGCAAGATTTGATCACAGGCAAAGGGTTACCAGCCTTGGCAACGGGAAGATCGATGCAAAACGAGCAGCCGGACCACGGCATAACGGCGAAGCTGGACATGTTCTGGCTGACCATTGCCGCGGGGAAGGACGAGGATGTAGGCCAACACCTCGCTCGCGCTGGCTATGACAATGTGTTCGACGCCATGCGGGACCTGCTTGAGGATGTCCTTTGGTGCGCCCAGGATCTCAGACAGCGTAAGGAAATCGAACCTGCCATTGAGATGGAAAGGCTGGCCGAGGAGATCGCCAGCTATATGAGCCCCCAGTAATGGCCGTGCCTGCAATGTCTCTTGCTGTGGTCGGCGTGCAGTATCCGAACAAGAACAAGAGCAATCGCCAGTTTGAAATTGCGGTGTGCAAGCCCGGTGAGCCTGTCGAGCTGCGGCCGGAGCCGAAGAACATATCGGACGAGAACGCGGTAGCCGTGTTTTCCCAGCGCGGCGTGCAGATCGGCTATCTCACAGCAGAGCGCTGCGGTCGCATTGGCGCAGTGATCCGGCAGGGACGGGAGATACAGGCAGTCTTCCAACGGGAGGCGCAGCACGGGGCCTGGATCCGGGTGGCTTTCGACGGCGAAGTACCGATCGTGGACCTTAATCCTTCACCTTTCGTACGCGCGCCGTTGCTAGCAGAAGGTGCGGACCCGGAAACGGACTTTTACCCCGACCCGGAATGGGAGGATTGATGCCGCAGGAAGATCAAGCGCTGTTACGCTAAGGAACAAGCCCACAGACGTTCGCACAGGACCACTTTGCTTACTGCTTGAAACGCCTCAGCGTCCTATCATGGCGACGGTGCCGCAGTCCCTCGATTGCCGATGACAAAAACTTTAAAGGCGCAGATCACCAGAACAGCAGAAGCTCCAAGAGCAGCAAATGCCGCAGCATCGCCTTGCAAGTGCAATACGGTTCCGAACAGCGCCCCCGTTGCGAAAGCCAGGATCTGCTGGCCGCCTTTGGAGACCATAAGGGTCGCGAATGTCGTTGCGATAACGAGGCCCAACAGGGTGAACCTGAGCTGTGGGTAAATATGAAGTCCATGGAGGTTGCTGCCAATGTATCCAGAGACTGCCAGCGACGTCAAAGCGGCGAGCCACGCTGCGCACCTTACAGCTTGGTCTGGTTGGGTTGACGCAGCGTATGAGCAAAGGGCCATAGCACTAAACATAGCTGCACTCGGAAACCAGTTCTGAGTAGTTCCGAAGATATCGCTTGGTGTGAGAAAACGGATGGCAGCAAGCATTGACGCTGTGGCAACCAACGTGAGCGCCAGTACGACAGCAACAAGTGCTTTTGGCTTGGCAGGCAATGCGATGGATCTTTTTGCCCGACCTTCCGCGGTCGGAACTGCCAACCCCCAAAGAAAAGTGGCTAATGCTGCTATCCAGCAGAGCATGCCAAACAGTTCCGTGCCCTCTTCAAGCAGAAGGTAAGCCATTGGCCTTTGCCACCCCGGCTGATTTTGGAAAGCGTGAATTTCGAAATACTCTTGGGCCGGAACTGTAGAGAGCATCAAAACACCGGCAGTCAACCACGCAACTGCAGCCCTGTTCCTTTTGGATTGGACCCAGGCGAAAAAAAGCATGTACCCGGGAACCATGATGAAGAATGGCGCAAGCCAAGCTAACAACCCTAGGTTGCCAGACAGAGACGGTACTCTTTCGTGTATTGAGCCAAGTTCGGTTAATGACAACGCCATAAAAATAGCTGAGAGGATGATCCATCCAAATCTTGTTCGTTGGTAGTCGGGTTCTCTATCCGCGACCCAACACAATAGACCCACAATCGACATCAGAAGCAATAGCATAGACGAATACCATGCCGACACAGCGTCCTCTCTTCCCAAATCAGTTTGGACAAGAAAGCGGTAAAGAGCGGGAGCCTCCTCCCACGTGCCAGTCCAACTGCGCCAGAAAGCCCCGTTAAAAGCTGTTCCGAACACAAGGCAGAGACAGCCCAGCAAAAGTGCGGCCCACGTGACGATCATCCAACGCCTAACGATTAGCATTTCAGGCACGGTAATCCCCCCGTATCTAACACTGCCGACGAACGGAAATCCAATTCCTATCTAAATAACTACCATTCAAAAAGCCTGGGGCAAATTACAATATTGTGAAGGGTTGCCGATCTCGCCATTCGGCCTGTTAGAGATACTTAGAGCTTTAGCAGTTTTCGGTCTGCAGTGGATATTCTGCTGTCTATATGTGGGCACCTGCGTGAAGGGGAAACATGGCGCCGAGGGGTCATCGCTGTCGCAGTGAACTGGTGGAGCTGTGCGGTCTTAACGAAGCAAATTTTCTATTTTTTCATCGATTAATCAAACTGCGACTTCCATCTCGATCTGTGTCTTGAGTCCGCTTGCATCCATCGAATGTTCGGCAGTTGCGATCAGCCAGCGAGTAGTGTCGATCTCAAACTTGAAGCCGGCCGCCCTTATCCGAACACCGGGCGAGAGCAGGGGATTGCCCCATGCGAGGCTGGCAGAGAGCGTAGCGGCCGCGCGTTTTAAGCGCTTGGTCTCTGCCTCGGCAGCGGCTTGGCCGTCGGCCTCACTGGCATAGGTGCGCTTGAGGCGCTTGCGGTTGGTGCCGCCGGTGCTGACCGTCTTGCGCTTGGCTTCGGCGGGATCGTGCCACTGGGCCTCGGCCCCATCCTGCGCCTTTTCGCGGGCGGCGCGTTTCCAGTCGATCGAACTGCAGCGTTCCTTCAGCAGGACCGCCTCGGGAATGGCATTGCCGGTGGCAGTGGTGCGGGCACCCTTGGGCGCGAAGATCAGGCAGCCGGCCTTGACCACGGCGCTGGCATCGTGGCGCCGCGCCAGATCGCGCAGGAACTGCATGTCGCTGCGGCTTGCCTGCTCGGCCACCTTGATCGCGCGAGCAGCAAGGCTTTCGTGGCAGCGGGGCTGCAGCCCATGCTCTTGCGCAATCACGCCCACTATATCACCCAGCGTGCCATCGCTCCAGGTGCGGTTTCGCCTGGTGCGGAAGCTCTCGGCCAGATCTGCACTGCGCGCGGTGAGAGTGATGCGATCGGGCGGGCTGCTGTATCCCGCTTCGTCCACTTTGAAGCTGCCCTTGTAGACCAGACCGGTGGTCACCTCGGTGCCGCGCTCCCACCCCAGCCACACCTGCAGCGTTGCGCCCTCTGGCGGGATGGCGACATTGCCCTTCGAATCATCGAGCACGATCTCGAGCTGGTCGGCCTCTTCACCGTCCTTCTCCGAAAGGCGCAGCGAGACCAGGAGTGGCGCCATCACGGCAGTGAGGTCTTCGGCCCCAAGTGTCACCCGCCATGCCGCCTTGGGCTGGACGTAAGCCGATGAGGCGGCAGTGATAGGCAAGCTGGCCATCAGGCGACCCGGGTCAGCTCGATCGTGAAATCCTTCACCCGCGCGCGGCCGTCCTCGGTCAGGTTGTCGTGCCCTTCGTCGACGCGATCGATGGTGAAGTGTCCGAGGATCTGCCCGCGCCCGTCCATGAACGGATAGGCATCGCCGGTATCGGCCATCTCCACAAGCGTTTCGAGCGCACCGTAGCGGCCCAGCACTTCTGGCACGAGGCGACCGGTGAGACTGATCTTGTCGGCGCCGGGGCCGACGAACTGGCTGGCGGCGATCACGCCGAACCGCTCGGTCCGCTCGTGCCGCCAATCCCGGCTGCGGGTAAGCTTGTCGAACAGGGTGCTGTCCGTGGTGAATGCGAACATGCCAAGGGCCGCGAGCTGCATCTGCATGGAGCTACGCTCCCTTTCCGGTTGGTCGGATGGACGAAAGAGAAAAACCGGTGCCCACTTTTTCTGCCATCCTTCTAGAACCCATCGTCGAAGCTGCGCAGAGACTTGCCGCGCTGGGACTGCTCGACAAGGCGGGCGACCCTCTCTGCCAGCGCCTGGGCGTCTTCACCCGGCTGCTGGTGAACGTGGATCTCCACCTTGCTCATCTGCGCCGCAGCGGCGGCAGGAGCGGCGCCAGCGGCGGGCGCGAGCGCCATGGCGCCAGCACCCGCCACCGCGCCCGCCATGCGCCCCATCGCGCGCACCGGTTGCCCGCGCCCCTGATCGAGGCCGATGCCGAGGCCGGAGGCGACGTGCCCGCCCATTTCCATCATCAGGCGCGAAGGGCTCTTGATGCCGAGATAGTTCTTGAAGGCCTGCACGCCGGTCTTGGCCATCGAGATCAGCTTCACTGCCAGCGCCATGGGGTTGATCGCCATGAGCAGGCCTTCCATCATCATCCGGCCGATGTTGGTCATCCACCCGGGCAGCGCGCCGACCACGCCTTTCACCGCGGCAACCCCCGCGTTGAAGGCGCCCTTGATCCGATCCCAATTGGCAAAGACCAAGTATCCGAGCCCGGCGATGGCAGCGCCGATCAGCGCAACTGGCAAGGTTATGGTGCCGACGATTGCCGCCATGGCCCCGCCAATGATGGGCAGGGCGGCGGTAAAGAAGCCCGCAACCCCTGCAATGATGGGAGCCAACGTTCCGATCGCGCCGGCAACGGCTGCCACGCCGACAAGGATAGGCCCCAGCACTGCGACAGCCCCACCCACTATGACGATCCACTTCTTTGTCTCAGGCGAAAGAGCCGAGAACGACTGGATCAGCCCGGTGAACATCTTGATCGCTGGCGTGAGGGCAGGGATGAGTTCTTGGCCGATCGCCAATGACATGTTGTCCCACGCCGCCTGGCTAGCGCGAAGCTGGTTGGCCGTGCTGCCCGACGTACGCACCAGGTCACCCTGCGCCTTGCCGGTCTGCGCCATGATCAGGCCCGCGCGGGCCATGATCTTCTGCTGCTCGGTGAGTTCGCCGTTGACCGGCTTCAAGCCCATCTTGAGCGCCTGCGCCTTTACCGCTGCCTCGGTCATGAATACGCCGAAATCACGCAGCGGCTCGCTCTCGCCGGTGAGGCCCGAGCGCAGCTTTTCCAGCGCGGTGCCGGGATCGACGTTGTAGAAGCTGGAAAGGTCCTGCGCGAGCATGGCGAACTGCTGGCTCATGCCTGCAGACTTTGCCGGGTCAGCCTGGTTGAAGAAGGTGCCGAAGGTGTTGGCCGCGCCCATCAACTCCACATTGGTACGGCCGATGGCGTTACCGGTCTTGTCCGCCCACGCTTGCATTGCCGATGCGTTGGCACCGAATGTGACGTTGAACGCGCTCTTCAGTTCCTCAGCGTCCATTGCGGCCTTGAAGGCGTGCTGCCCGAACGCGATCAGCGGCGCAGTCATGGTCGCAGTTGCAATCGCACCAGCCTTGCCCGCTGCCGAGGCGATGCCGGAGAACCGGCTCTGGATCCCGGCGATGCGCTCGAGCTTGGTCTTCTGCGCATCGATCTTCTGGTTGGTTTCGGCAATCGCGCGCGAAAGCGACTGCTCTGCCAGGACTAGGCCCATGCTGGTCGAGCCGCCTTTGAGCAGCTCGCGCACGCGTTTCAGTTCCTTCTCGTTCTCGCGCACCTCGGCGCGCATGGTGCGCAGCGATTGCGTGCTGGCCTTGCTGGCGCCGACGATGTTGCGAAGCCCGCCCGAGAGCTTGTCGATCCCGGTGAACTTGACCAGTAGGTTGAGCTTGTTGTCGGCCACAGCGTTACACCTTCGGTATCCGGGCCACGGCAAGGCCCTGCCAGTAGATCAATTCCTCGATGTCCATCGCCAGCAGCTCGGCCAGCGGCCAGTGAAACACCGCGGCGATATCGGCCATGACCTCGCCCAGTTCGCCAAAGTCTACGCGCCGCCAAAGGCCCTGCTGATCGCTTCCTTCATCTCGGCGCTCATAAAAAAACCCTTCACGGCACCGGCCAGCTCGATCAGGTCTTCCGCTTCCATGTTCTCGATCTCGGCGGCGATCAGCGAAGGCGCGGTAATGCGCGGCAGCAGCACCAGCAGCGAGTTGACGTCGGTCGAGAAAAGGTCCTCGATCTTGAGCCCTCGCATGTCGCTCGCCTTGGGCTTGCGCAGGCTGATCTCGGCGATGTCGCCGCCCTTGCGCACGATCGGGTTGGAGAGCGTGATCTTCACTGTCTGCCCGGCAGGGGCGGTTTCGGGCTTGGCTTCGGCTTCGGACATGTGCGGGGTCCTTCAGATTGCGCGGGGTCTCTTCATCTCCCGACCGACGGCCCCCGCTGACCGCCGGCCGGAAGTTCGTTACGCGCCAATCGCGGCGCGGATTTCGGCGCGGCGGTCCTGCCCGAAGACGATGAAGGTACCGCCGAGCATGTCGACCTCGATCCAGTCCTCGCCGTCCACGGTCAGCTTGTAGTAGCTGCAGGTGGTCTTGAAGGTCTGCTCGGTATCGTCACCAGGCTTGGCCGTGCCCATGTCGATCTCGGCGGTGCGGCCACGCGTGACGATCTCGCAGGCGACAACCGCGCCGGTGGAATCGTCCTGATAGGCCCCGGCGAAGCGATTGAGATTCGAGGAGAGCGAGGTCGCGCCAAAGTTGCGGAACAGTTCGCGCACCAGGCCGCCCGCCTTGAACTCGAGCTCGATCTTTTCGAGGCCGAAGTCGATGGGCACCGGGCCGAGCATGCCGCCGGCGCGATAGTCCTCGAGCTTCATGGTCAGCTTGGGCAGGGTGATCTCGGGGATCTGACCCTTGAAGCTGGTGCCGTCCTCGAAAAAGTTCATGTCCTTGAGCTTGGAAGGGAAACCCATGGGTTGTCTCCGCTAGAGGGGCTGTCAGGCGGCAAGCTGCGCGGAGAGGTCCGCGTAGTACTTCTCGGTGATGCGCTGGTTGAGCTCGAGGCCTTCGAGCGGGGCTGCGGGGGTGAACTCGTAATCGATCACCAGCTTGCCGGCGGCGAGATCGGCCTGCGCATTGAGCGCCGGATCGAACCATGCCCGCCCGCCGATCAGTCGCTGCTGCACCACCAGGCCGCGGATGCGCGCGTTGATTGTCTCGAGCACGTCTTTCACGAGGAATCCGGTGAGCGGCTTGTCCGAGGCCCAGATCAGGCCCGCGGCAATTTCGTCCTGCAGGATCTGCGAGGTTCGCACCGCGCTTTCGAAGGCGAAGAGTGGCTCGTCGCTGCAGGTGCGGTTGCCCCAATAGATGAACCCGCCCGATGGGCTGCGCACCAGCGTGGTGACTTGCGCATCGTTGAGCGCGGCAACGTCGGTGGTCGGGTCCTGGATATCGAAGAACAGGCTCTGCGATATGCCCGTGACGCCGCCAACCGCGACGTTGCTGATCGTCTTGTGCCAGCCTGTTTCCTCGTCGATCTTGGCCCGCAGGCCCAATGCGCGCGCCACTGCATCCCCCGAAAACTCATTTGACCAGTTTGGCCAGAGCAGCATCAGCTCGCGCGCAGCGAAGTTCTCGCGATAGGTGACGGCCTCGGCCACGGTGTCGCCTTGTGCAGCGGCATAGACCATGGCGCGCAGCTTTCTCGCCACGGTGGCAAGGGCAGTGGTAACGGCCTGCGTATCCAGCGCCGGTGCGCCGATCACGCGGGGGCGGTAACCGGTCACGCTTTCGGCGGCGAGCAGGGCGTAGATGCCCGAATAATCGCCTGCACTGCCGATCACGGCGGCGTCCTGGTCTTCGGCATCCACGGCCACGCGCACCACGATCACGATCGGGCTGCACTGGTCATAGATCGCCTCGAGTGAAGGCAGCAGCGTGCCGCCGGTGCCGGCCTGACCGATCGCCTTGCGCACATCGGTCACCAAGACGGGCGTATCGAGCGGGAAGGCGGCGTTGAGTGCGTCGGCCGCCGCACCGGCGGCGGCAGTGGCAGTGCAGACAAGGCCGATAACGCCGCTGGCAACGGCAGCAATCGTGCGGGTGCCTTCGGTGAGCACGTTGGTCTTGATACCGTGCATGAGATTAAGTCCTTCTGGCGATGGGGATGGACAGGCGGGTCAGGGTGTTTGCGGTGGAGCCGGTGCGGGTGCCTTCGATCGTGACGCTGGCCTGTCCGCTGGCGAACTCGCCCTCGATGCGCACCGTCTTCAGCTCGATGCGCGGCTCCCAGCGCGCGAGCGCGATGGCAATGGCCATCGAGCAGAGCAGCATGGTCGCAGGGCCGAGCGGACGGTCGAGCAGTTCGAACAGCAGGCAACCGTAATCGCGGCGCATGGTGCGACTGCCCAATGGCGTGGTGATGATGTCGGCGATCGACTGGGCAAGGTGCTCGTCGCCCGAGACCGCAACGCCGCTGGTGCGGGACATGCCCGTCAGACTGGTCATACTGGGGTTCCGGTCTGGCTTCCGCCTGCTGAGACGCCACTGTGGCGATGGCTCTTCAGGCTCTTGCCGCCGCCGATCACGTCCTCGCTGGCAGTGAGGGTGCCGGTGATCGAGACATCACCCTGGATATCCACCCCGCCATCGCTGACGAGCACGGTGGTTGCGCCCGACGGCAGCTGCATCAGCAGCTCGTGCGCGTCGGGATCATAGGAAAATACCGCGCCATCCTTGAACCGCACCAGCGCGACCGGTTCATCGATCGGCGGGGGATTGGCGTTGGAATGAAGCCCGCCAACGAAGACCCCGGCGCCCAGTTCGCCACCGGGGCAGAACAGCAGCCCCTGTTCTCCCACCGCAGGCGGGAGCCAGGCGCGGGTTTCACCCATGCGGGGATGCAGCCAGCGCACTGGCGGGGTAACGGCATCGTCGCCCCCGCTTTCCGGATCATCGAGGCGAACGGTGCAGGTTCCACCTTGCAGATCGACCGACGCGACAACGCCGACGCGGATCAGGGCGTCAACATCGGTCGGGGCATCTTCTGGCGTTCTGGGCATGGCGGCAAACATGCCGCCCGCATCGCCTCGCGCCACCCTGCTGCGTTGTAAGCTCCCGCCTCACAACGCGCGCGGGTGGCGGGATTGCCGTGCTTTGCCGAACACAAGCGTCATGGTCAGTTCCATCGCCACCGGCCCATCCGTCGATCTCTCCGCGCTGCCCGCGCCGGACGTGGTCGAGCAGCCTTCCTACGAGACGCGTCTCGCCGCCAAGCTCGCGAGCCTGATCGCCCAAGCGCCCGAGTTCACCGCACTGGTCGAAAGTGACCCGGCGATGAAGCTGCTTGAAGCCGACAGCTATGACGAGACGGTTCTGGCGCAGGCCTTTGCCGATGCAGCACGGGGCTTGTTGATCGCCTTTGCGACCGGGCCGCGCCTCGATCACCTGGCTGCACTCTACGGCGTGGAGCGGTTGCCTGGAGAGAGCGACACCGCCCTGCGCCAGCGCGTGCAGCTCGCGCCGCACAGTTTCTCGGTTGCAGGGCCCGAACTCGCCTATGTTTACTGGGCGCGCTCAGCCGATCCGGACGTAGCAGACGCGACCGCAGTGAGCCCGACGCCGGGGCAAGTGGTGGTCACGGTGCTTGCCGCCTCTGGCAATGGCGTGCCGAATGCGGGTGTACTCAATGCGGTGCGCAATGTCCTGACCGGGCCGGTGCGCCCGCTCACCGACGAAGTGATCGTCCAGCCCGCCACGCTCGTGCCCTTCGCGATCGAGGCGCAGCTCACTGTGTTTGCCGGGCCTGACCAGGCACTCATCCTGCAGACCGCGCAAGCAAGCCTCGCAGCTCACCTCGCCGCTGCGCGCAAGCTCGGCCGCGACGTGACACGCTCTGCCCTGATCGCTGCGCTCCATGTTGCCAACGTCCAAAAGGTCGAACTGCTCTCTCCGGTGGCCGATATCGTCATCGATCAAAGCGAGATCGCCTCGGTCACGGCTGAAAGCGTCACGATCGCCGGGACGGTGATCTCGTGACCAGTCTTCTGCCTCCCAACGCCACCGGGGCCGAACGCGCGCTCGAGCAGGCGATGCGTGCCGGGATCGACCTGTCTGCAGTGGGGACCTTGTGGAACCCGGAAACCTGCCCGCCAGACGTACTGCCGTTCCTCGCATGGGGCGTTGCCATCAGCCACTGGGATTCCACCTGGTCCGAAGCGCAGAAGCGCGCAGCGGTGGCCGGTGCAATCCCGTTCCACCAGATCAAGGGCACTCGCGCCGCCGTCGAACAGATCCTCGCGCGGTTTCACCCGCTGCTCTCGATCGTCGAATGGTGGGAAGCCAACCCGCGCCGCACGCCGCACACCTTCGAGGTCCGCGCTCCGGCAGGTCCCGGTGGCATCGATGCCAGCTTCCTCACCACCGAGACGGCCGAAGCGATCATCCGCGACGTTGCCGCGGCCAAGCCGCTGCGCGCGCACTTCGATTTCGTCTTTGCCCTCGAAACGGAGGCCAGCCTCTACATGGCGGGCGGTGTGATCGCCGGGTCAATCCAACGGGCCGACTATGAAGCGGTCCACGATACGAGCCGCGATTGGTCCATCGTGCTGCAGACCGAGGATGGCGAGCCGATTGCCGATGAAGACGGCACCTTCCTGGAGACTTCATAATGGGTGCGCTTTACCTCTCGCTGACGGACGCTGGCCTTGCCGCCGTGCAAGGCGCTTCGGGCAGCGACCCGGTCGTCATCGCTGAATTGGGGCTTACTGCCACACCGTTTACCGTTGCGCCGACACTCACCGCCTTGCCTGGGGAGTTCAAGCGCATCGGCGCGGTGTCCGGTGTCGCAGCTGCGGCCAACATCACGCACATGACCGCCTACGACACCAGCAGCGATGTCTGGAACGCTACGGGCCTTGGCCTTTGGCTGGCAGATGGCACGCTGTTCGCGGTCTACAGCTCGAACTCGACAATCATAAACAAGGCCGCGCCCGCCTTTGCCATGGTGGGGTTCGACATTGCGTTCAACGCTGATCTCGCCGGCTCGATTGCGTTCGGCGATCCGATCTTCACCAATCCGCCCGCAACCACCGAAATGCGCGGTCTGATCGAGCTGGCCGACGAAGCAGAGGCACTGGCAGGAGAGGACCGTCTGCGCGCTCTCACCCCCGGGCGGGCGAAGGCAGTGCTCCTCGCATGGCTGTTGGGCTTGGACGGTGCAGGCTCCGGCCTCGATGCCGACCAGCTCGATGGACAGCACGGGGCGTGGTACGCCGACATCGCGGCCAGGCTCGGCTACACGCCGCTCAATGCCGCAGCCTACACGGCAGCCGATGTGCTGGCCAAGCTGCTGACCGTCGACGGGGCGGGCTCGGGTGTCGATGCCGACACACTGGATGGTTTCCACGGCGCTGACTATCGCCGCGTCGTCTCCTCGAACATCGCCGCGAACGGTGGATACATTGAGTACTCTGACGGGTTCAAGGAGACCTGGGGCTGGGTCGATTGCGGGGCGAATGCCTCAGCCTGGTTTAACGTGCCAATCGCTCACACCGAGTGGATCGTACCGGCTCTCGCCGTCTCGGTGCAGCCGGGTGACGACAACAATTCCGAGAACACTGGCGTCGGCGTGATCACTCTCGGCCCTCCTACCACCATCGAAATCTACAGCGCGGAGAACTTTACCTCGCGCGTCTTCATCCAGACCAAGGGCAAGTGACCATGAGCGAAGCCATGAAGATCACCGTGGGCCGGTTCGATGCCGCCACCGGCACCGTGCCGGTCACCTTCGAGCAGGACGGCAAGAGCCACTCGCGAAGCGTAAACGCCGTGATCGGGGAGGACGGCAAGCACGATCGCGCCGCCACGCTGGCACGCGTCGACGAGGTCGCAGCTGGTGTGGCCAACAAGTTCGCACTGGGCGTCCTTGGCGCCAGGGACGGGGAGGCCTGATCGATGGCGAAGATTACCGAATTGCCGGTGGCTGGCCCGCTTTCGGGCACCGAGCCCGTGATCGTGATTCAGGATGGCGAGGCACGTCAGTCGACTATCGGGCTGGTTGTTGAGGAAGTTGCGCAGCCATTCGTCGATGAGGCGGCGGCAAGTGCCACAGCCTTCGCCCGCACCCAACGCCGCAACGTGGCGGTCAATCCTGCCCTTTCCTCCACTGGTGCCGCGACAAGCTGGCAGCTTTCGACCGGCACTGTCCCGACGTATGAGACGCTGCACGCCGATGTTCTCAGCGCCTTGGCCGCACTCGACATGCCCGCGCCGGATCGCGCCATCGCGTTTGATACGGGTTCCGGGCTGACTTTCGCCTATAAGAACGAGCCGCTGACCCCGGCAGACAACAGCCTCTATGTCGTGTGCTATGCGCTTCAGTATTCGAGCGCTGGCGCCTTCAGCGGGCTTGACGCCATCGTTTACAGCCCAAGCGCCGGCAACCTGATCGGCAAGACGACGGGCTTCGTCTCGCTGTCGTCGACGGTTCGGCTCTATTGGGTGGCTGGGCAGCTTCCTGCATCGGGCCTTGTGCGTCTGGCTAAAGGCAACAGCGTGGTCGGTTCCGGCGATGCGCAGTTGATGGGTTTCGGAACGTTCAAGTCGGCAACTGCCATCGGCATCAATGACGTGCGGCTCTATGACTTCTACCCCGATGTGGTGGACAAGGACGATACCGAGGTCGCCAACCACAAGGCGCTGGCGACAGCGCAGACCAACATTGCCGCGAACAGTGCCGCGATTGCAGCTCTGCAACTGGCCGCTGCGGCTGATCCGGTGCTTTCGCGCCCCATCGTCGGCTTCGGTGACAGCCGCATCCAGTTCAACCGCGACAACTGGCGGACTGCAACATCCTCCGACTTCAAGGGCATCCCCATCGGCGGATATGGCTGGTGGTCGCGTGACGTGACCGCTTCTGTCTCGTCTGGTGCGGGCACGCTCGAATATCGGGCCAGTGACAAGAAAATGCGCCTGACCCTCGCGGGTGATACAGCAGGCGCGTGGACCGATGTTGTCGCGGGCTACAACACGCTTACCAGCGGCAACGGCACCACAACGATGACGTTCCCGCTCAACAGCTTCACGCGACTGCCTGTGAGCGATCAGACGGTCGATCTTGGCGCGCTTACTTCGATGTGGCGTGGCTATCGTTCGGACGGCGCGCTTGTCCGAATGCTGGCGCAATGGGGCTGGCCGGATCAGGAGCCTGACATCTACGGCTTCGGCGGCGGCACTGAAGCAGACTTCCTTGAGATTCTGCCGTGGCTTCGTGCCCAACTCACCGTGCCTTCGACGGTGTTCTATCAAGGGATCACCAACGAAATCAGCGCAGGGACTTCCGGGGCTACGATCATCAGCCGGATGCGGCAGATCATCGATACCCTTAAAGCCGACGGGCACGAGGTTCTGATCATCGGCAACTGCGCTCGGTGGGGCACGGCGGTCAGCACGCCGATGACTGCGGGGCAGATCACGGCTTCGCAAGAAGTGCGGGATTGGCTTCTGGGGCAGGAAGGTTTCATCGACCTGTTTCCGCCAACGTGCGACACGGCGAACCTTGCCGATCTTCGCCCCAAGGCTGGCATCCTGGCGGATACCGTTCACTTCGGGGGCCGTGGGGCACAGGCGGTCGGCGTTGTCGGCGGAACCTATCTGAAACGGCGCTACGGGGCCGGGACGCGGATCAAGGCATCGGACACGGACAACAAGTGGCCCAGCGGCTTCCCCGGGCTGACCAGCGGCGGAACGGGCGTCAACGGCACCACAATTACGGGTGTTGTTCCCAATGGCTGGGGCGTCCAGCTTGTCAGCGGGACAGCGGCGGTTGTGTGTTCGGTCGAAGAGCGCGCCGATGCGCCCGGCGAGTATCTGTTCAATGTCGAGATCACTGCGACAACTGCAACGTTCGTGCAGTTGTCCGGGTCTGGCGCAACGACCACCCTTGCGGCGCTTGGGTTGGTCGTGGGCGACCGGGTGCGCTTCCGGCCAATCATGCACATCAAGACGGCATCGGGTGTCGATGCGGTTCGGCCTTACCTGCTGTTCACCGGGCTTACCCCAACCACCACGCTTGAAGCCTGCCGCAGCGGCTTGACCAGCAACGCGGCGGAAGGGTTCGCGGTCGGAGGGCCGGTTGATCTTTCGACGCCAGCACAAGCCATCCCGACCGGCACAATCAATGTCCGCCCGTTCGTTGACCTCTACGTCGATGCAGGGGGTTCGTTGAAAGTCGCTCTTGCGGCCAAAATTCTCGTGGCATGATCGCTTCGCTTGGGCTGTTGGCAAGCCGGCTGCAGCTCGACCCCGCAAACGCGTTACAGCCGAACAAAACTGCGAAGCGTTTCGTTGTGCACCGCGACCTGACAACGCCTGCCACGTGATCTCCGCGCGCGCGCGAGGCACGCTTTCGGCAAGACGAAAGGTGCCTCGCAGATGCCTATCCCGGCAGGATTTCCAAAAGGCTACGAATGGCTGGCAAGTGTCGGCCAGCTTCCGCGCACGATCGTGGAAGCTATGCGCCTGCACGGCATTGCCGAAGTTGTTGGAAAGGGCTCCAACGCCACAATCCTGAGCTGGCGCGATGAGCTCAATGCAGCAGGCGTAATGATTGCCGGCTATTCGGACGATGATGTTCCGTGGTGCGGACTGTTCGCTGCGATCGCAGCGCATCGCGCAGGCAAGCGTGTTCCTGAAAATCCGCTCTGGGCCCGCAACTGGGCCAAGTTTGGCTCCCCGGTCGTAAAGGCCGCGTTGGGCGATGTGCTGGTGTTTCAGCGCCCCGGCGGCGGAGGTCACGTCGGCTTCTATATCGGCGAGGACAGCACCGCATTCCACGTGCTGGGCGGTAACCAAGGCAACGCGGTGACCATCACGCGCATCCGCAAGGAACGCTGCATCGCCGTGCGGCGCCCGGAATACTCCGTTCCGCCAGCAAGCGTGCGCCGGTTCGAGCTGGCCGCCGCAGGCGCACTTTCCGTGAACGAGGCCTGACATGGGCGAACGGTTCTATTGCGCACTAGCGGTCGCAATCGGTGGCGGGGCTCTGTTCGCTTTGATCGACCAACTGCAGGAGGTTTGGCTGTGATCCTGCACTTCCTGAGGCAACGCGGACTGCTGCTCGCCCTGGTGTTCATTGCGGGATGGGGCGCCGGCCTCAAGCTCGAAAACCGCAGCCTCACCAATAGGCTGGCGCAGTGCCAGGAGGGGCGGTCCCTGATCATGGCAGCCGTGAGTGAGGCCGACGCGCTGGCGCAGGCAGCGCGTGAAGACCAGGAGCGGCGTAGCGCCGACAACGCGAAAAGGAGCGATGCTTCCCATGATCAGGATCTGGAACGCGCGGCTGATGCTGCTCGCCGCTTTGCTGCTGCCAATCGCATCGCCACTGGCGGGGTGCGCCCCGCGCCAGATCGAAGTGAGAGCATCGAAGCCCCTGCCACCGCCCCGGGTGGCAGTGCCGGGTTTCCTGCAGAAGTGCCCGCCGATCCCCTCGTGGCTATCACAAGTACTGATCTGCAGACCTGCACCGCCGCCGTGACCTTTGCCGTGGCCGCCCACAACTGGGCGGCAGGCTTGGCAAACGACCGCGGCAGCGAGCCGCCTGTAACCCCGCTGCTAGAGTGAAAAGGGCCCTGCCTCATGGCTTCAAGAGGCAGGGCCAAGGCGAGGGACTGATGAGTCCCTTCGGGTCGCAAGCGCCTGATAGCAGGCGATTCCTGACAATCCAGCGACAGGCCGGGCACTTTTTCTGGCATCGATGAAAGAAGGACTATCGCTATGGCGAAGACCGAAAACGACATCAAGGTAACGTCGGCGTGGCAGAACCTGGTCGCGACGTATCCCGGGCTGGCCAACGTATCGGCCTATGTCCAGAACAAAGCCTTCAACAGCGACCGACGGATCCTCGTGGTCTTTTCGCCAAGTGCAGCAGCTCCCGCGGGCGCTAATGGCATGAGCCTGTCCGCAGGCGACGTGGCGCAAGGCACGGCGGCCAATGTCTGGGTGCGCGCCTTCCGCGAAGACGTCCTGATCAATTGCGGCACGACAGACTGAGGCAAGGCCATGCGCGTTCTCGACTTTCGTGCAGAAGGCAACCGCAAGCGCAGCGTGGTGGTTCGCCGGGGTTGGAGCCTTGACCTGGTACCGCGTGGACAGCCGCCTGCGGTGCCGAACCTTGGCAACCTCTATCTCTCTGCCAGCACGATCGCGGAAAACAGCGCGGCCGGTACCGTTGTCGGCGCGATCCTTGGCGCGAGGCCTGCATCGACATTGACGCTCGTCGATAGTGCTGGCGGGCGGTTCGCAATCGCCGGGGCAAACATCGTGGCTGCTGCCACGGCCACCAACTTCGAGAACGCGACCAGCCACCAGATCACGATCCGCGAAACGCTGCCCGGCTCGGCCAATTCGCCGCGTGAAACAGTGATCAGCATCACGGTTACCAATGAGTTCGAGCAGCCCAATCTCTCCGCAATCAGCCTGTCAGCAGCAGTTCTGGCCGAAGGCAGCGCGGCGGGCACAGTAGTGGGTGTGCTCTTGGGCAAGACCTCCGGATCGGCACTGGCACTTGTCGACGATGCGGGCGGACGCTTCGCGATCTCCGAAGGCAATCTCGTCGCCGGCGCAACCAGCACCGATTTCGAGACAGCCACAAGTCACTCAGTCACCGTGCGCGAGACGCTTGCGGATTCGGCCAACTCACCGCGTGAAACGGTCCTTTCGATCACGATAGGCAACGTCTTCGAACAGCCGGCACTTTCAGCTCTCACTCTGTCGAGCAGTACCGCCACGGTGGGAACGAGCACCTCGATCTCGATCAACGGCGCAACCCCCGGTTCCACGCTTGCAGGCGCAGTCCCCGATGGCATGGTGCTCAACAGCGATCTGCGCACAATCACGGGCACGCCGACGGTCACCGGAACATATGACTTCACCCTCACCGAGACCCTGGCGGACAGCGTCAACAGCCCGCGCGTTTCAAACGTTGCGGTCACTGTCGCAGCGTCCGCGCCGCAGGCTAACGCAACTTTGTTTCCCGCCTTTGCTGATCCTGGCTCGACAGGCGTTTGGTCCGATCTTTCAGCAGCAGAGCGTACACAGCGCCAAGCCGTTGCTATGGAGATGTCTGCGAATGGCTGGTTCGTAGATCCGGACGCTACGACGTTCGATGACACCGTGACAATTAGTGGTTCAGTCCAGCTAGATAACTGGTTGAACGGGACAGCTGTGGGCGGCGTAACCCGCAACGTGACGCGTAATCAGAAGATTTTGCTGGACCCTACCGGAAACTACACATTCGCCGCTCTCGCTGCCAACGCAAGGTTTCGTGCTTTGGACTGGTTAGCCAATGGCAAGATGCTGTTCATCGATGGCCAAGGTGTCAGCTATCGTACCAAGCTGGTTATCACCGGGTGCCGTGGAATATTCATTCGCAACTTGAAATTGGACGCCAAGCTTTCTGATATCGGCGGGGACCTGTCCTGGTCACCAGGCTGGATCACTACCACCTATACCAACGGCGGCGCTGGGTTTCAGGTGGGCCAGCTGCTTACAGTGGTTACCCGGCCGTCTGCGGTTTACAAGGATCCGGTGCTGCAGGTCGCGGCAGTCGGCGCTGGCGGGGCAATAACCGCTGTGACTGTTCTGGACCGTGGCATGATGACTTCCACAGCTTCCATGACGTTCAGCAGCCCTACTAGCACCACAAATGCGACCCTGTCTGGCTCGTTTGGGACAAATCCGCGCGATGCCCAAGCGTGCACGATCACACGAAGTGCAACCTTTCCTTTGGCCCCAGTTGTGACGTTCGACCAATGCGATGTGGGGGGCGGATATCAGACCACTAACCCCCAAGAGTACATCGTTGGCATCAACGTGGACAACTGCGAACAGGTCGTGGTTACGCGCTGCCGCTTCAACGGCTTTCAGACAGGAATCAAGGCACCAGGATGCCGCCGGATCGTGTTCCACGAAAACGACTTTCGTTGCCAGATCGGCGATAGCCGGTTTGTCACTAATACTCGGGGAACCACCACTGTAACAGCCGGCACGCGATTTAACGACCTCTGGCCAGACGGGCTTTGTTACCGTTGGGACAGTCGGAACACGACGCGCGATGCAGCCGACGCGTGCGATTTGTTGAACAGCGCCGGGCACGACATGGGCCTCGATCAGGAACATTCCGATTGTCAGCAGTCTGGTACCAGCGGTGACACCGGGGGTTACCTGCAGTGGTCCGAATTCAACATGGCTTATCTGGAACGTACCACATTCAAGGACCGCCCCCTGAAGGGGACACGCTACTATGCTGGCACTCAAGGTGTTTACCTGGATGATAGTGGGTTTGCCATCAAGCACGGTTCGTTTGGCGACTTCGCCGCAACGCTGGGAAGCAATGTTTTCACTGCCTGGTCAGGCGATGTCCTTTATGGGCGTTGCACGGCTGTCCGTGTCGGCACACTCGCTGCTAGTGGCGCCAATGCGAACAACTCGCAGCCGTCCATATATAGCCGAAAGAAGTTCGGCACAGCACTCTCGTCAACTCATACGGTGCGCAGCTGTGTGGCTAGCGATATTCGCACAATTTCGTCCGGAACGGTATACGACGTGGGAAACCTAGTTCAGTCCGGGAATGTGCTCGCGGACCCCGTGATCAGCGGCGCTTATGCGACAAGCTTCCCAGGCACGTTCAGTGTCGATGGAGAGGGGCGTACCACCTACGCATTCGATGATACGGTGGCACGCAGCGAGTTCCGTTCGGGCCTCTGGTCAACCTTCGGCAAATCTGGCGTTGGATTCTTTGATCCTTCGACTTGGGGTTAGGCGCTTTCGGCGCCGGAGAGCTGCACCAGCCAGGCCAACGCCAAACACCATCGCTGTCCAAGTCGACGGCTCCGGCACGGCGCTGATGTTGAAACTGAATTGTGCAGTCGCTCCAGGGGCACCGACAAGCTGCAATTCGCTGCTCAGGTACCTGTTAGTCTCCCAAATGAAGGGGACCCTGCTCACCAGACTGTGAGCCGACCGATTTGCAGTGCCAATGTCTGTTTCAAGAAAATCTTCAGATATTCCATCGCGCCCACACCAGCGAACGTGGGAGCATGACAAAACCGTCCGGACGTAACTGCTTGTGAAAGAGCCAGACCCAATCGTCAAATCTGCTTTGAACCTCTTGTTGGGTCCAAAATTGTACGTTGGCACGAACGTATAAGATCCCTTTCCGTCGAGATCTAAAACCACTGCTCCCTTATGAATTTCCGTACCAGCGTAAGCGGAGCTTGGGGCCAACACTGCGGCGAGAGGGAGACACAGGAGCGCAAAAAGCTTAGAGCATTGCGGAGATCTCGGGACTTTGAGCTTTGCCCTGAGGCGCAAACCAAGCATGCGAAACAACCGGATCGGCAAAGCCTTGAAACGCATAAAAATCTCCCCGAGTCGCCGCACGAGGGGATGCTTTCATTGCGTTAACCAAGAGTCGAGTCGGCGAATCGATCCGCAACGGCGGAAAGGTCGTGTCCCACGGGGTGGTGTAGGAAGGTTTCTCTGAGAGGGTGGCCACCGTCGATCTTCTGGTAGGGTTCGGATGCGAACTCGAACCTGGAGAAGAAGACGATGACCGACGACAGAATGGCCC